TTATATGGATAAATTAGATCCTAATTCTGAATGGGGTGGTAAAGTATCATGAGTCAAGTAGTTCACTCAGTTAATATTATGATTGCTATTCTTCTTGTGGGTGTAGGGATTGCACTTTACTACATATTCATGTATGATACTTGGTATCCTAATGAGCAACGAAGTGAAGATAGCAATCTTGGAGACGCAAGTAGAAAGATTACTGGAGAAACAGAAGGAGCTCACTGAAAGAGTTAGAGCAAATGAGAAAGTAGTTGCTGCTATTGGTCTCTTGGGATCTATATCGGTTGCTTTTATTGGTGCTGGATATTTTGCACCTAAAGCAGAAGCACATACGGGTCATAGTTTTCCTACATGGCCTACAGCAGGTGAAATGATACAGGCAATAAGAGAAGAGGAAGCAAAGAAGAATAGAAACTCGATAGATGAGATGCTAAATAGTGCTTTAGAAGATATGGAGTGGAATTATGGGAGCGATGACCCCACCAAGCAGGAAGTCTTGTTACAACTTCCGAGTGACGGAGATTAACCGTGTTCTTGACGGGGATACTATTGATGTCACCATTGATCTTGGGTTTGATCTATTCAAGAAAGAAAGAGTTAGAATTGCAGGAGTTGATACGCCAGAGAAAAGAACAAGAGACTTGGAAGAGAAGGCACTGGGATTAGATGCTACCGAGTGGATGAAAAAACATTTAGAGGATACAATTTCTGGAGATGAAGAACTCACTATTAGAACTGAACTTGTCGGTGGCATGGGGAAGTATGGCAGGCTTCTTGGTTGGCTTTATGTTGGCGAGGATACTGTTTCCTTAAATGAACAAATGATTACGGAGGGTTATGCTTGGGAATACGATGGCGGGACTAAACAGAAAAATTTTGAGGAGTTACGTGAGATTAGGAGAGCGAATGGGACACTGGTCGAGTCTTGATCAAACATACATAGACATACATGGAAAAACAGGCAGACGTATATACGCTGACTGGGAAATACCACTAGAGGAATATTAAATGGAAACAATTATCAAAGACCTTCCTATACCTAAAGAGGTAATAGAAATACAGGAAGCATTACCACTTCCGCAACCAGAACCAGAAGGTATTGGTGTAGGAACTGGTATTGGTATAGCAGCACTAGTATTAATTGTTGCTGCAGCAATTGCTAAGTGTAAGTGTAAGAAGTAATGGACTTGCAAAAGATTACCAGTACAGGAACTGCCGTCGCTGTAATAGGTGGTGGCACTTTCATGGGTGGTAATTATGCAATTGATCAGGCAACTGGTGGACCTGACAAAAGAATTAAAGCAAAACAATCAGAACTTCAACTCATAGTAAGAGAAGAAGTTCGTAGTGCTCTAGCAGAGATGCTACCTACATCAACAGGTGGTGTCATGAGAGTAGATCAGCCACAAGATTATCGTGAACAAGTACCCAAACAGTAAGGATAGGGTCATTGATCTTATAAGGATTGTAATCTTATTCCAGTTAGGAATAGTAGGAGCAACTATCTTTGGTTGCTTTATGCCTGGTAAGACCTGTGATTCTGATGTTAAGCAACATATTGCTAACATGATGACTGTTATAACTACTTCTACATTCGCATTATACGCTGCAGAAAAATGAAAAATTTACCAATTCCCTTACTTACATTCCTAGCAGTACAGATAGGTGGTGCTGTGTGGTTTGCTGCACAATTGGAATCTAGAGTCTATAGTCTTGAGACGGAAGATTACTCATCACAACTACAGATGATAAAAGAAAATCGCAGATATATTAAAGAAGTCATTATGCCTTCCTATAAAATAAGTGATAATTGGGAAAATCCATACTATCAATTATGGGTAGAAGCAGGTGGTTGGAATGATAAAATGGTAGGAGAGTAATTATTTCTTTTTGAAATCCTTTAATCTTTTTTCTTGTTCCTTTTCCATTTTCTCCTCAGATTTCATTCTTTTAGCATGATCTTTAGCAAAGTTAATTCCAACTAAACCTTTCTTCACACGATACTCATTTGTTTTTAACTCAGCCTGAGTGGGTTTATAAGGAGTCTTACCAAGTAACTTATTAACTTTAGTCATAACCTGTTTAATCGCAGGTTTAAAAACCCTTAGTAGTAAATCTGCTAGGGGTTTTGCTAATAGAGCAGAAGCACCAGCTACTGCTGCGATGGATGCTGTTGTAGTAGCAACTGCTGCAGAGGGTAGATATGCTTCCACTATACCAATATCTTCATACAATTCTACACAGATAAATCCTCCTTGTGGTGTTTTTTGTAGTTCATGACCCACCACTTTTTCTTTTTCGCTAGGCCCTACTGCACCAATACGTAGAGATGTTGGGCCAGGACAAGGAACATCTTCATCTGTTTTGGGAATGGTTGGTGTCTCTGGTGTATCAAAATCTGGTTCTGGTGGTGGAGCAACAGGAGGTGCTTTCTGTTCATAAGTCATTATCAATTGCTCTGGCTCATAATTCATTGCATCATAAGATGGGTATGATCCATCAGGGCAAAGTGTCATTGCTTCCCCTTCATCATTCTCTACAAGATCTTTATCTATTGGTATATTATTCTTATGAATCTTATTATCCTTATGTGCTTTTACACAACCAGGCATATCGATAATAGGATTACCAATGTTAACTACGATAGGTGGAAGTAGGTAATCAACAGTAGGTTGTGTAGTCATCCAACGTGGGATATACACATTTTGCACATTAGGAATTTGATAAGTTTCGATATTATTAATATTTCGTATTCTAGGTATACCCATTAGTCTTTAACATTACCAATAGAAAATGTTCCTAATGATTCTGCAGTTCCATTTGCTTGAACTTCTTCTTTAGGTGGTTCTACTTTAATTTCTTCTTTAGGAACATTAGAAGAAAGAGTATGCATATGAGGAGTTACCACACCAGCAGGTTGCACTAACATAACATCAGCACATACACTAAAGTATGGTGACTTGGGATGGAACATGATACCAGCCTTCTTAAGTTCGCCACAATTCTTAAGACGAGCCAATTCAAAGTCTAATCTTTTATTAGCAGTTAATTGTCTTTGCATATCAATTTGAACTGCTGCTGCTTCTTTACACTGTGCTTGTAGTTTCTTATCTAATGGTCGTGACCATGTAGCAGAGACACCTACTGATAAATTATAATTATCTGATTGATTCGTTCTTGTAGGCATATAATATAAAATATTTCCTGGATTGTCTATCTGACCATCATCGTCAGCATCATGAACATCATACACTGGCTCATCATAGTATTGTTCAAATGGTTTTTTGAAAGCAACTCCTCCAGTCACATATGGAGTGACGTTCATGGTAGCACCTTGGCACTGTATACCACCACCATAAGTGTTAGTTATGTATGGGCCTTGGAGAACCTGTATAGCTTGATTGGTTACTGAGCCAGAGGAGTTTGCTATTGGATTGGCAGTAGCACTAACCCCTCCTACATCTGCTGCATATGCAGGGGTCGCAACCACAGTTGTCGCAAGTAGTAGACATAGTTTCTTAGCTATTGAGTAAATGTTGAAGTTGTGTCGGTGACTGAATTTATAGTTGTCGATCTTTGTATGACGGTGTGATTCGAGAGGCCTGGCCCTTGATAGCTTTCCGTGAATTGAAATGCTGCTCCTGGTGTTACTATTGAGAACTCTGGTCTGTCTGTTAGATTCAATCCGTTCCATGTCGAAGTCACTCCATCTAATGATACTTGTGTTGCGTTAATTGATCCAGCACCTGTTGGTGTTAGATTACCATTTGATTCCACGTTGGTGCCAGTCACTACATACTGCCAGCCTGTGTTATAATCCATACTATTAATCGTCTCTGTAACGGTAGACGTAGTTTCAGTATGGCTGGTCATCGAGCCCTGTGTGAAATTTGGCACCACAGGCACTGCTCTTGCAGCACCTGTACCACCACTAAGCAGTAGTAATACTGTTAGTATTCGTTTCATAGCTACTCAATTACTATTTCTGTAACGAATTGGCCAGTAGCCGTAGTGCCAGCCCCTCCAGCAGTTAGCGTTGTCACACCACCAGAGGTAATCGTCCCAGCTAAACTACCTGCAACACCACCAGACATCGTTAAAGTATTTCCGTATGCTGGCATGTCAGCTACGACACCACTGGCTACGTCAACACCAGTTCCAATAGGATTTGTTACGTCTCCTTGAGTCCATGACTCTGAGAAGCTAAATGCCGATCCAGCAGTATTAACATCATACGCACCAACGTCTAGGGTTGCTGCAGCAGTAGCAGTACCAGCAGTTAGTTTACCGAAGTGGGCATCAGTTGCTACTTTAATATTAGATCCATTAACTTGTAACTGCGTAGAAGAACTCATACGGTGCGTAAGATCAGCACGAGATGGTGCTACTACCGCACCTGTCATCAAAAGCATTATTATAGGTAAGAATCTTTTCATTTAGTGACACCGAACCTATATGTATATATACGGCAATAATACTTAATAATATATTAATGTATTGCACAATACATGAGTACCAGTAAACAAAGTGGTCTAGTTGCTTGACAAAACTTTACAATTGATATATAATAAATAACATCGGTGAGCATATGCTCATCATATCATCCCCCTAACCAAGACCACGGGGTTATAATGTCTTCATATCCACTAGTGAAGGGATTAGTGGAAATATCGTATCGCTTCTACCCTTTGAAGCCCTACTTTTTCATATTGTCCTCATGACAACTCTTCAAAAAAGGGAACAAGGTCTCCTATCTGGATGGTCCGAGTTCTGC